TAGTTTTGACGCAATGACTTTCATTAAGGGGAAGTTTATTTGGTCTAGCATACAGATACAGGCGGTGGAGCGATGAGTTATACAGCAAAAGTTTTTTATGTTTTGGAAAGCGACCCTACATATACATTGAAATATGATTCACATGTAAAAGATGTAAATATCGGAGATTCGTTTAGTTTGTCTTTTTTGGATTTTGACTATAACGGAACTCATTACTATGTAAAATACGCTATCAATAACGGAAGTGTGTATAAACGTGGCGTAAATACGATTGATTGTAAAAGCATGATGATTTCGGATGATTATAGGTATATGTCTTGGTACGTGTTCTGCACAGAAGATGAAACAGATATTACTGGAGACTGTGCAGTTTCCTATACTGACATAGCAACAGAATTATATCTGAGTATAAGTACAGGAAATTCGGATAGTGTAAGCACAAGAGGAAAAGAAACGCTAATATCTGTAAGTATATCGCAAGGTTGTGTTAGTGATTCATTTGCCAGTTATGGCTCTACTTATAGCCCTACTATGAGTTGTGAAATGTATGCAGAAAATAACGATTTTACGGATGCCCTTATTGCAAAGACATATTACGATAATACATTAAAAGGAACTATTGTAAATGCATGGATTCTTATAGGAAATGAATTTGCATATCCGGTACCTATCGGAAGATTTGTTGTAAAAGAAAATCCAACATACAACGGTGATACTGTTTCGTTTAATGGGAACGGTTTAATGAGCGAATACATGGATAGAGCAGAAATCGTCATTAGTTCGCTAAACGAATATCACAAAACGGAATTGGAAGAAAAATACGTACCTAGCCAATTGCAGTTTATCTACACACGTGACGACGTTTATTATTGGGAGTATTTGCCGCAAGACTTTTTGCGTGTCACAGGATGTCCGCTATACATTGATAATTGGAAAGATGTTTTATCGTCAATCAAACAATATAAGTTGTACCATTTGATGATTCCTATGTTATCAAATTTTGCGGACAATGATGAGGATGGTTACGATTGGGATTGGGAAAGCAGAATCACATGGAGAGATTTGTTGTCTGGTATAGCAGTTTTGTTACGTGCAAATGTGATTGAAAAAAACGGTGCTTTTTATATTAAGCAGTTACCAGAGTTGCAAGCAGATAACAATTACAGACCTATATTTAATGGAGATACCTATGATTCTAATGCGATTTTCGGAAACAACCTTATGTGTCCAAACAACGTATCTGTAAAGGCTAATAATTGGTACTTTTACGAGACAAACAGTGACTATGTTGGATTTGGATATTACGAGGGTGAATCCACGGTCGTATTGAATGACAAGGCAAGCAGTGTATCGAATGTAGAGAATTATCCAGTGACGATTGAAACACCTTGGATATTATACGAAACGCTTGACAGAAATACGGTTCATACGTATTTAGGACAAGTTACGCCAATGCAGTGGAAAACAGGTTTATCCTTTTTGAACAAGGCGTTTGTTTACCATAAAGCAAGTATCGAAACAATGTACTGGCATCCTCTTATGTCGGTTGGTGAAATGCTTACGTTCGAGGACTATGACGGAGTTAAGAAGTATGTGCTTGTCGGAGAAATGACGCTGCACTACGATGGTGGATTTTATGCGGAGATTACATCACCGTGTGAAGTGCAGGAATCAAACTCATCGTCAGTTGGTAGCAGTGGTTCAAATAGTTACAATAGTGGAACAATGGCGCAGGCAAGCGGAACGGTTACTAGTACAATCCTTGGTGCTATTTTCAAGGATGGAGTTATTACAAATAGTAAAATTGCGGATTCCACGATTGAGAATAGCAAGATTAAGGATTCTACAATCACGAACGCAAAGATTGCGGATGCTACGATTGAATGGGAAAAGGTGTCGAAATCTTTTATTACGGATTTAACGGCAGATAATGCGTATATTGAAAATCTGAAAGCAACTATCGGTGAGTTTGGATATATTACTGCCGAAAATGCTGATTTGACATATGCAACTATTACATCACTGCGAGCAGTAGATGGAAAGATAGACACCCTTACAGCCAAAGCAATTACAACGGACAATTTGGAAGCCAAAGTTGCTACCTTAGGGTATTTGTCGGCTGAATCGGCAGACGTTAAATTTGCCACCATAGAAAGTCTTAAAGCGGTAGATGGGAAGATAGATACATTGTCCTCAAAGGCTATCACTACAGAAAACCTTAGTGCAAAGGTAGCAGACTTAGGCTATTTGTCAGCAGATAGTGCAGAGATTAGTTACGCAAAGATTGATTTTTCAAATGTTGGAACGCAAGTAGTTAGTTCATCCATGATTATTGATGGAGCAGTAACCAACGAAAAGGTTGCGAATCTTTCTGCAAACAAAATTACGAGCGGTACAATTGACGCAAGCAAAATTACTGTAACAAACCTTAATGCTGACAATATCACGGTTGGAACAATTAACGGTCAGAGAATCGGAAACGGTTCTTTGTCTTTGGATAAACTAGCAGAAGAAGTACCAACAAAAGAATACCTTGACAACGTAGAGAAAAACTTGCAGGGACAAATTGACGGAGCAATCGAGACGTTTACAAAATCAGAGATTCCAACTTTGAATAACGAACCGGCAAATGCTTGGACAGATAATGCCACACGTAAGAAGCATATCGGTGATGTTTGCTATGTTGTAAATCCAACGTCAACGGCAGACGGTTATTGCTATCGTTTTACAAATGTTGGAACAGAAGATAACCCTAGTTATACATGGAGCCTTATCAAGGATTCTGATGTAACAAAAGCACTGCAAGAGATTATTGATATAAACGGAGAGATTAAAGGAATCAAGCGTTTTGACAGTGAAATTTCTGCATGGAAAGTTGATACGGATAAAGAGTTGTCGAGCCTTAAAAAAAGGACAACCAAATCTTGAAACAGAAATGGGAGATAAAGTCAGCACAAGTACATTCAACGAGGTAAAACAGACGGTAGATGAAAATTCGTCATCCATTAGGTCATTATCTGATACGGTTAGAAAAAAGGGCTGACGGAAGTACCGTAGAAACACTGACAAATACCGTAAATGAGGTGAAACAAACCGCCGATTCAAACAGTTTGTCAATTAGCAGTATGCAAACTGAAATTGGTAAAAAGGCTGACGATAGTACCGTTACGGAGTTATCCAAGAAAACATCTAAACTTGAACAGAATTTAGATGGATTCAAGACAGAGGTTAGCAAAACATACACCACTAAAACAGAATTTGATGATTTAAGTGTTGGTGGTAGGAATATGTGTATAGGAACAAACCAAGGAACAAAAAATTGGGGATGGAGTATGCGAACCGGCACTTATACAAACGAAGAAGTGTTAGAAGATGGCATACGAACGTGCAAAATGACGAGAGGTGATGATTCTCAATCCGGATGGTCTTTTATTCATTTTGACGACATTAGTAGAGATAAATGGTTACCGAATACAGATTATATAATAACCGTTGAAGTTAAATCAAACGTGAATACAACTTTCACTCTATATGGACTTGCGGCATCTGATGGTACTGGAAATCTTAGTTCAAAAATTGATGTTGTAAATAATAATACCAAGTCTGGTGAATGGGTTACTTTACAATGGTTATGTAAAACACGTAACCAATTACCAACACAAACAAATCAAATGTTATATATGAATAATATGAATTCTGAACCGGGTGTTTACTATCAGTTCAGAAACCTTAAGAGTTGAAAAAGGCAACAAAGCCACCGACTGGTCTCCAGCCCCGGAGGATATTGAGCAGACTGCTAAGTCTTACACAGACCAGAAAGCGGACGAGATTACGCAGGTTGTTTCCAAAAAAGTTGGTGCAGATGAAATCATATCCAAAATCAATCAGACGGCTGAAAAGATTACTATTGACGCTAGTAAACTGAATCTGACCGGGTATGTCACAATCGAAAACTTAAAGGGTAGTGGCACCACAGAGATTAACGGTGCAAATATTATCACTGGAAGTATTGACGCTGATAAGTTGAATGTTACGGATTTGAGTGCGTTAAATGCAAGCATTGGTGGGTTTAGAATAACCGAAGATGGTTTATATAGTGGCTCTTTATTGGATGGTATAAATAGAAATGCTTCTTTGACAAATGGAAACAATAATAAGCCGGGATTTACTGTTTTTTCAAATGTAGATGGTTCAAGTGAAAATAGAAGTTTTGGAAGATTAATGTCGGATGAACTATCTTGGAGAGAAAGTGAAAATGGAGTTGCTTTTATAGTAGATAAAGATGGTGTTGTTTCAGAAAAGTTTGTTAAAATAGCAAGCAAAACAGGAGCAGGAGCATCATTGACAGATTATTCCTTGCAGATTTCCCCAACAAGTGGAAACCACATGAATATTGGACAAAGAACAATTCAAACGGTTACAAAAGATAACAAGGCAACCAATTTGTACTTAAATAGTTATGGTGGAAATGTTCAACTTGGAAATGATTCTTCTAATATGACGTTTGGTGGTGCTAGTAGCACTAGTATTAAAATTGCAAACAAGGAACTGATTGGAGTCCTTAAAGGAACGACACCAACTATAGTCACAAGAACATTAACGCTTAATGCTATGTCGCTTGCTGGTAATTACGACGGTGAAACCACTGGAACAATAAAGAGTGTAAGCGGATATGAAGTTCTTGCAGTTATTCCAAGAACAAGTGGTGCCATGGATGTCTGCTGGATAAATTGTTATTTTGATTCCAGTAACGTCGTACACGCAAGGTTAAAAAACACTGTTTCCAGTGCAAAAAATAATTTCAAACCTACGGTAGAAGTGCTGTACCGTTTGATATAAAGAAATTTAGGAGGTAAAAATAAATGGATGAAAACAAAATCACAATCATTGACTACGTGGAGAAGAAATTGTCTGCTGAAATCGCAGAACTTAAGGTTCTGCTTGCAAAGACGGAGTTTAAGGCTTTTGCTTTGCAGGAAGAGAACGAGCGGTTGAAAGCACAGTTGGAAGAAAAAGAGAAAAAATCCGAAAAGGATGAATAATATTTTTGA